ATCCAGCAAAGCGTCTTGCGCGGTGATGCAGCCGTTGGAAAACTGTAAATGGCCAAATTCTGGGGCTTTGACAGTCCCCTAGCCTATCCATCGGGGTTGCTTGCGAGCTTGTGAGGACGGACTGGTGGACGAGCGCGGCATAGCGGCAAAAAGAGGAAGAAGTTTCAAATGGGAATAATTCTTATTATTGGCGCATTTTGTTTTGAAAATACATCACTTATCCATTGACCTGTCCTTAGTGAAGCGCGGCGCGATAACTAGGTTCGCTGAAATGCGATAAATAGACCCGTTGGAGATTTCAGCAGGCGTAAAGGAATTTCAGCTTTCGAGTTCACTTGCTGTGGCACGGTCAGTGAAACGTAGGTATGGGGCTAACAGTACTTTGAGAGTAGCTGAGTGCTTCTTAAAGGTGGCACAAAACATATTTCGCTGCTGATAAAGCCTCTGGCGCTCTTGAGGGTTAGGCTCCGTCTCCAACTCTTCACTGATTCGAACTACTTCATAGGCATCTGAAAACAGCGTATCAGTAATGTATTGCGCGGTTCTCTCATCGAAAAGCCAGGTCGCTCCATTCGTATCCCGCAGCAGATCCAGTCGATGGTCTGAATTCAATCTGTCTCCCCGGGCTGCTTTAGTGATGAACTTATTAGCAGCCTCGTACACCACCAAACGTCTGTCAAACAAGTCTAGCCGTAGCTTTTCGCGGTTAGTGGCCATTGCCTGCGCTGCTGTATTAGCTTGGCGGCGGCCAATGTCAGCTTGTATGCGTCCAAACTTATGGGCCACATAGACCCCTGCAAGAGGTAACGCAAAAGACTTGGCGTGTTCCAGCCAAGGGGTCTGAATTGCCCATTCCGTCATTGTTTCGATGAAAGTCATAGCAAACACCTTTTTTAAAACAGTCCCGCAGGCTCTGCCTCTCTGTCCCAACTATAGATGACCAGCTCGCCGCGCTCGACGCGGTTGGCGGCGCCGCCTACGGTGTAGTCCAGCTTCAGGGCTTCCATTTCAAAGTCTTTGAAGCATTCCCGGATGGCTGGGTGGTCGTTGATGCTGACCACGGCTTTGCCTTTGATGCTCTTGAGCTTCTTGGCCATCAGCTCGTACTGCTCCCAGGGGAATGGCACACCGTAGCCTTCGGTTTCCCAGTAAGGCGGGTCTAGATAAAAGAGCGTGTGGGCGCGGTCGTAACGGTCGATGCAGGCGGCCCAGTCCAGCTGCTCTATATATGTACCGGAAGCCATTCTTAGGTGGGCGGCCGAGAGGTTCTCTTCAATACGCAGCAGGTTGATGGCCGGGGCCGTGGTGGCGGTGCCGAAGGTCTGGCCAGCCACCTTGCCCCCGAAAGACTGCTGCTGCAGGTAGAAGAACCGGGCGGCACGCTGGATGTCGGTGAGGGTTTCGGGGCGGGTGTCCTGCAGCCATTTGAAGACCTGGCGGCTGGTCAGCGCCCATTTGAACTGGCGCACGAACTCTTCCAGGTGGTGCGTCACTACTCTATATAGATTGACGAGGTCGCCATTGACATCGTTGAGCACCTCGACGTCGGCCGGGTGGCGGGCAAAGTAGACGGCCGCACCGCCTGCAAATACTTCGACGTAGCAGTCATGCGCTGGAAAGCGCTTGAGCAGCATGTCCACCAGACGGCGCTTGCCGCCGATCCAAGGAATGATTGGGTTGGTCATTGATCTCAGCTTCAGGCACTCGGTGGTGCGCTTTTGGGGCGCTCTGGGCGCTCAGCTGATTGAAAGCCCCGCAGCGGGGGCACTTGATGGTCAGGCGGATGTACTCGCCTTCGGCCAGTTTGCGGCGGCAGTTGCCGCAGCGTATTTCAGTCATTGCAAGCCCGTTTCAACTATTGAAAGGTGATAGGCTCACCGCACTCTGATCAGGGTGGCGGGTCTTGCCTGGCTTGCAGGTCTAGTCTGCAGGTTGGGGGCTTGGCCAGGTGTTCGTAGCACCTGACCAGGTCGCCCGTCTTTTTATGTCCGGTTCACCGTCCATTCCACAGCTTGAGTGCTGTATTGGCCGCTTTGTTCCACGTCCAGCACGATGCGCAGGCTGGGGAACGGGCCGCCGTTGGCCGCTTCGTCGGCCGTGGTGTAGGTCTTGCTGGTGCCGGTCAGCCCGCTGTAGGTGCGGCGCAAGCTGGGGCCGCTGTAGATGCGCAGGCGGTAGGTCAGTCCGTTGCCCGTGCCCACGCTGGCGGCGTTGGCGTCAATCAGCTCATCGCTTTGGATGATGCGGTCACGGTGCGCCCAGCTGACGGTCAGCTCGCCGGTGATGGTGGCTGGCCATGCTTGGTCATTGATGCGCAGCTGGCCCGGTGGGTAGGGTTTGGCGGCGCGAGCTTGCACGGAGGTGGTGTCAAACGGGGCGATGGCCATGTCCAGAATGCCGCTGCCCGTGCGGGTCAGCACCTTGGTTTGCACCTGCACGCCCTGGGTGTATTCCACCTCGGCAGCCGCGCTGAAGTCGTCATAAAACCAGATGCGGGTGCCTTCGGCATGGGCCACGGGCACTGTGTCTATGCAACCTCGGCCCAAGGTGCACAGGCCTGTGAGCGGGTCGATGGCGTCCACACGCACGATTTCTTCGCCCACCATGGCTGCCGTGCCGACGCGCACTTCGCCCAGGTCGCTGCCCCCGACCAGTTGCACGGCCGTGGTGCCCGGCACGATGGCGGCTGCCAGCAAGGCGCTGGGGCAATAAGCCCCGTCGATGGCGGTGGTGGAAAACTCAGCCGGTGCCACGCGGGTGGCCACCTCATAGGCCATGGCCATGGCGGTCGGCGCCACGGCCGCCACCATCAGCATGCCCGCTGTCGGGTCTTGGGCTTGTGCCTCGGCCGCGCCCAGCTGCTGTACCAGCTCCCGGTACGGTGCCTCAAACACACGGCGTAGTGTGGTGGCCACGGGTTCAGTCGACGGCGGGGTGTAGCCTGGTGGCTCGGGCTGGACGTAGGCCGTGGCGGGCAAGCCAAATATGTCCTGCACAGCGGTGATGGTGACCGTGCTCTCGGTCAAGGTGCCGTATTCGCAGCGGCCGGCGCGCAGCACCATGCGGGCAATGCCGCGCTTGGCATCGCTGATGGCAAAGACACTGCCGGGCATGATGTCGGCCCCTCTGCGGTCAAAGCGCAGCTTGAACTTGCGCACAAAGCCACTGCCAGCGCGGCGCTCACGCTCGGCCACGCGCTGGGCCAGATCCACGGTGGGGATGCCAAAAAAGTCTTTGGTGCTGGTGTTGGTGACACCGCCAGCGGCATGGATGGCCCCCAAATTCTTGGCGCGCACCTGCCGGTCTTGCTTGGTGACGGGGTCGCGGAATTTGACGATGACTTCATTGACGCCACCGGTCTGGCTGGCAGATTCGTCCTCATCCACCCCTAGCAGGCCGTTGTCGTAGGTGAAGTGGGGCAAGTCGGCCACGTTGTAGTTATCGCGGATAGGGCTGAGTACGATCAACCCCGTGCGACGGCTGGTGTAGAAGGTAGCGCCCGCATGGTCAAGCATGCTTTGCGCAAACTTATCGATATCGTCTTGGCGCGACCATTTCAGGCACAGACCCATGCCCTCGGCGTGGAACACGTCTGCAGCGGCACGCCAGCTGGCGTCATCCAGCCGTGAGCTGGCCAGGCCACGGCCCATGCGGGGATCGGTGAAGGCCTGGTACAGGATGTGGGCCGGATTCATGGCGTGGACGGTGCCGCTGCCCAGCACAACACGGGCCTTGTCGGCATACCAGGCGACGCCGCCATGCCAGCCCTGCAGGGTGCGGCGCACGCGGAAGGCCCAAGGCTTGGGGTATGGACTCATGGCACAGATCAGTCCGTCATAAAAAACCGTGACCACACCCCGGAAAGCGGGCACCAGGCCGCCCAGCATGCGAGCCAGACGTGCGTGCACCGGCTGGGTGGGGCCGCCCATCAACACGGCCAGCGTGCCTTGGATACCGCCTTCTTTTTCTTCACCACCAAACAGGTTGGGCTTGTTGATATAGACCTCGGTATTGCCCGTGATGCTGCCTTGAAAGGCTGTTTTATCGCCCACGCGGATTGCCACGATTTCATCGTAGGGGCCACGGCCCAAGGCCATGTGCACGCCCATGAAGTAGCGGTGGCCAATGGTGGATTTCTTCTTTTTACCCCCCATGGTTGTTCTCCTGCTGGGCCGCAGCGGCGGCTTCGGCGGCCGCCACCGCGTGGGCGTGCTCGACCAGGCGCAGGGCCAATGCGTCGCCGGTGGCCATAAATACGGAAGCATCCAGCCCGTGGGCCACAAAGTCTGCCCAGTTCAGACCGTGGGCTGCAAACCATTGGCGGCTGCCTTTGGCGCAGTAGCCAGTGCTGCCCTTGTAGTCGGGCACGCTGTAGAGGTGTTGGGTGGTGATCAGCATGGCGCTCTCTTTAGCGGCGGATGGGTGTGGTGCGGTAGTTGCCCACGCCAACGACCATCCAGTCTTCCATCCACACATCACCAAAGATGAAGCACTGGGGTGTGCCTTCTTCGGCCTGCGGAAAATCAAAATCTTCAAATGCGGCAGGCCGTGGGGCTTGCGTTTTGGGGCGTGTGGCGTAGCTGATGATGGCGCTGACCACAAAGATGGCGAGTTGTACCCACATGGCGCGTCCTAAAAAACGGGGTCACCGTCAAACGGCGATTTGCCGGGCATATGCCGAAAGCCGCCGTAGTTCGGCATATTGGCAAACCGCCCATCGCACATAGTGCTGGTGCCGTCGCAGCCGGGGTACAGCGTGACATTGCCGCCCACCGCCAGCCCGGCCGTGCCGCCCAGCAGGGTCAGTTTTTGTCCGGCCTCGGTATCAATGCCACGGCGCTCGGTGCGGCCGCTGAGCTGCCACTCAATAAAACCGCCCGCATAGGTACCCGCACCGGCTGCGTTGTGCACGATGGCTGCGCCGTCCAGACTGGTGATGGTGGCCGTTTGGGCATGCAGCACGCGGCTGACGCGGCACTCCGCGTCGTACACGCTGTGCGGGCAACTGCGCTGGTAGGTCAGTTTCAGCCCTGGGCGGCGCATGCTGGCGGACAGGGTCTCGCAGCTCAGCTCGCAGCGGTCATCCTGGGGCCAGCGCACGCCGGAGATAGAGCCCACCCAGACCACATCGCTGTCGGCCGCCGTACTGCCCAAGCCGTGGTGGGTGTCGCGGATGGTCACAAACACTTCGTCCGAAGGCGGCACGGTGCGCCATGGCACGGCCACGGCCAAGTCTGCCGGGGCGGTGATGCGCAGCGTGTCGGCACTGGCCTCGCCCGTCATACGGATGCCATCGTCGCTGATGGCTGCAGGCTGGTAGGTAATGCCCAACATGGCCACGGCACGGTCTGCCGTGCAGTAGGCCCAGCGCTGGTTGCCGCCCAGCTCAAACAGGTACAGACGCACGGGTGCGCCGTCTGCAATGCTTTTTTCAAGGGCTGCAAAGCTCATGCTGCCTCCAGGTCATCGCGCACGCCGCGCAGGGTGATGGCGCAGCGGGCCACGCCATCCTGGTCGTTCAAATGTTCCAGCTCGATGTCGTCGCTGGCCTGGCGGCACAGCGCCATATAGCTGATGCGGGCCACCTGGCCCGGCTGGATGACGCCAGGGAAGTCAGCATCCACCACCAGCTCTTCGATGGGGCCGTTTTCTATTGCCGCCGTGATACGCCGCATGAGCACGCTGCCGTCGACCAGCTCGATGTGGATGTCCTGACGGCCCAGCTGGCCGACCCCAAAGCGGGCGTAGCCCACTCGCTGCACCTTGAGCAATGAACCCGACAGCGGCTCTACCGGCACCAAGTCCTGCGCATGCGTGGGCAGCCAGATGGATTTGGTGCGGCCTTGGAGTGCGTACAGCAGGCTGCGCCAAGCGGAGTGCTCTGCGCGGCCAGCCAAGAACCAGCGGTGCTGTTGCAGCGCAAAGCTTTTGCCCGCGGTATCGGTGACGGCCGCTCGGCCTGTGGTGTTGTCCAGCAAAAGCGTGAGGCGCTCATAGCTGTGCGACAGGTCGGTGGACTCGTCGGGCCGCTGTGCAAAAACCGGGCGGCCCCGGTACAGCGTGGCGGGCAGCGCGGCAGGCCAGTCTGCAGGCTCGGTCAGCTCAAAGCTGCATTCGGCCTCCAGCAACGCATCGGTGCGGCGGGTGGTTCGCGGCATTTCTGTCAGGCGGGCACTGCGCAGTGGGTACAGCCTGGTGCCAGCGGGCCAGGTGGACTGGGTGACCCGTTTGAGCGTGATGCCGCCTGCGGTCATGTCCAGAATTTCCACCGCCTCGGTGTCAAAGGCGGTCTCACCACGCAGCAAGGCCAGGCCACCCACACGGAAGTCGCGGCCTGTGGTGTCGCAGGCAATGGCGCTGCTGCCTGCAGGCAGCGCGGTGTCCAGCTGCAGCACATCCACCCAGACCGGCAAGGCCCACACGCGGCGGCCCCAGCCCGCCATGGACAGGTCAAACAAGGCCCGCTCGGCCCCTTCGGTGATAAAGCTGGCCTGCCAGCCCTTGCGAGGCGCGGCACGCAGGCTGCGGCGCTGCTCGCCCCCCCGGTTGTTGGCCAGAATGTTGGTCAGCCACGAAAGCGTCTCGCGCAGCGGAGGCGACCAGTTGGGTGCAAAGCCCCAGGGCACGATGCGGTTGCCGGTGATGCGCAATGCCGGTGCCTGCGCGTCTGCAAACACCCAGCGCACGGTGGTGTCCAGGGTGCTGGGGCCGTCGGGGGTGACCGACACCAGCCAGTCCGTCTCTTGCAACCCACCCAGCGTCATAGGCAATGCTGCGGGCGGGGTGACAGTCAGGCCTTCCTCCAGGCCATCCATGTCAAGCACAGTTTCAGGCGTGAGGAAAGCATTCCATAGGTGCACTGTGGTCACCTGGGTGCTGGCGATATTGCCGAGCACCAACTCGCCGGGCGAGATGTGGATGCGGTGGTAATAGTCATCGCTGTAGCTTCGGGCCAGCATGCCGGACAGCTCTTTGGGCGCGGCCGTAACTGGCAAATTTGAAACAACGCTAACGGCTGGCAGCTGCACGGTAATAGAGCTGCTTAGCGGCAAAGTAATATCTGGTGCACCAGCGTAATCAGCGAGGTGGGCCGACACATGCTGGTTGGTATATCCAGAGTAGGCAGATGTGGCTACGAGGCCTTCAATGACCGCCATGGCTTAGCCTTTACTCACGCAATGCCCAGCCGTTGGTGCCGGAGTGGTTGCTGCCACCATTGGGTACGCTCGCGTTGCGGCGATAGATGGGATACACGCGCCAGTGATCCGTTCCCAATGTGATGCGCTGGCCGGGCTCCAGGTTGGGCATCCGCAGATTGCGCGCATGGCCCGCGTCAACGATCAGGCGTCTTTTATTGGACTCCACATTCTCATATTCGCGCATAGGCAACAATACGGTCGCACCGTCCCATTGGATAGCCTGTCTGTCTGACAAGGTGTCCAGCGTGAAGCGTCCGGTGGGGGTATGCGCAGGCCAGGCTCCCGCCGCGTCTAGCTGCACCGCAACGCAGCGGTATTCCGAGTTGGCGGTGTCATTCGAGTTGGCAAGAAAAAGCCCGCACGTGAGGTAACTCGCGCTATTCGTATAGGCGCTCCAGCCAGTGGATGCTGCACGTCTGAGCGGGGCATTGCCCGCGATCCACAGGCCCGTCCCCGGCAAAGGCACTGAAGAAACCCCGAAGCAAAGCCAGTAAAAATCGCTGACATTGGTGTTGAGAACCAGGTAGACCTCATCAGGCCCGCTGTTTACATGCAAGTGGTACTGCGCGGGCCACGTGACTTGCCCCCAGTTGGCGTAATTACCTGGTGCGCCGCACCGTGGCATGGAGACGCTGGGGTTAAGCAGCGTGCTACCGCTTTGCCCTGTTCCACCTTCAATGCGTAGGCCTGGCGAATAATTGCCGGTCAAAGTCTCCAAGGCTGTGGGTCGCACAAAAGCGGCCCCTTTGGACAAAATTCCGTTCGCCCATGTCCAGCGTTCTGCGGTGCATGCGGCCACCAAAGCGTTCAATAAGTCACCATAAGAGGTGACCGATCCTGTGTAATAGGCCATTACGCGTCCATCCTGATTGCGTAGTAGTCGGTGTGGCCCGTGCGCCAAACGTCTTGCATGACCACGTACTGCTCACCGTTGATTTGCAGTGTGTTTTCCACCGCGTTATTGAATCCACTGATATGAAATACGCCGTCAAACTCGCCATACAGACCAGAAATGGCGTCATTGAGAATGACGGGGGTCAGCGGGTAATGGCCGTTGGTATCGCGGACGTTGTAAGAACTGCTTGTGAGTTCGGCGTTATTCCATGGATAAGACTCAACGCCTCTCCACTGGCCGTCGTTAAAACGCAGGCGGATGCTGTCGTAGTTGGAACCTGCAGAGCGCCCCGATGTCCCGCGCACCCAGCAGGTGTGCGATGTTTCAGAAAAGCGTGCAGCTGTTTCCGGGTCTTTCAACATGCCGCCCACTGCCACTGGGTACGGATACTGCTTGGGACGCGCATAAGGCAGTATTTTTCCCAGATACAGCGACTCATACACCGGTGTACCGACCTTCATGGCCAGAATGAGCCGCTGCCCGTTGAGGGTGAGCCAGTAGTCAATGCGGTTGTTGTGCGCAGGAACGCCGCGTAGCAAAGCCCCCGGCTGCGCATCAAATGCATTGCTGGGCACGTAGCCAATAAAACCAGCTGCGGTTAGGTTGTAGTAGTCCGCACTGGCGTTGTCATAGGTGCGCAGCCCTACAAAAATCTCTTCAGTGCCGGACAGCCCTGGTGCCTTCAAGATCAGCTCATGCTTGGCCTGCGTGTCATCAAAGCGCAGCACTGTCCAGCCGTTGGCGGCCGCAAACGTGGCCACCACCTCCAGCATCTTCTGGTGGGCCAGCTTGCCGCCGCCCGCCTCTACAAACCCTATTTGATGGGGCATGGTTCTGAAACTCCTTTACACGCCCAGCAGCTGGCGGAACTTGGCCGGATTGCGGCTGAGCATGACGGTGAATGCCTCTTGGCCCTGGCGGCTGCCAAAGGCCATGGAGGCGATGCGATCGGGGTCATCAATGAGGTTGAGCTGCAGGCGGTTGTCGACCGTGCTGCCGCCCACATTGACGGTGGCGGGCTGGAAATTGGCGCTGGTGGGCACACCGGAGTGCGCGCCGCCCACGACCAGGCCGCCGTCTGCGTAGCCTTGCCAGCCCTTGAGGGCATCCATGCCGACGCGGTTGAACTCCGACAAAAAGGCCAGCGCACCGGGCTGGCGCACCACCTCTTGGCGGTGCACGAACTCCCCTTTGTGCACCGTGCCAGCAGGCTGATACTTGCCGCCATGCCCGGTGTAACCGCCCGACGAGAAGCCCACAGCCGTGGCCCCAAACATGCCCATGATGGAGCTGGCTGCACGCATGGCCAGCTGCTGGGCGGCCCACTGGGCCATGGCTTTGACCAGGTCAGCCACAAAGCCGCGCACGGCGTCCCCCAGGGTGGCGGTGCCGTCAGCCAGTGACTCCAGTGCATTGGCAAAGCTGTTGCCCAGCGCATCGCTGAACGCATTTTTCAGCTCATTGGCCTGGGTGCGCAGGCCTTGCACGCGCAGCTCCATATCGGCCAGGCCTGCAGCCATGCTGGGGTCGCCCGTGATGGCGGCCAGCTCCTGCATGCGCGGCAGCAGGGCCGCCACCTGGTCGGCCGTGCGGGTATTCATCTCCAGAATCTGGCGCTTGGCGTCCAGCTCGCTGGTCATGCCAGCGGTCACGGACAGCTGCAGGGTTTGCTCCTGGCGCGACTGGTTGCCAAACACCAGCTCCACCTGGCGCTGCAGGTCTTGCAGCTGGGCCTTGGCGGTTTCCACATCGATCAGCTTGTCCAGCTTGACCAGGCCTTCGGTGTTGCCCTCGGCCTGCAGGTCTTCGCGCAGCTTGCGGTAGCGCTCTTTGATGCGGGCAATCTCCGCGTCGACCGTGCGGCCCGTGGCTTGTGCCAAGGCGCTGTCCACGCTGGCCATGCCGCTGGTAATGCGCTCTGCCCGTGCGCGGGCGTCTTGCAGTGCCTTGGCGGCTTCCGTGGCCGCGTCGGTTTGTTGGGCCAGGCTGCGCAACTGGACAATGCGCACGGCATCCAGCTTGAGGGCGTGCTGGTTGACGGACAGCCATGCTTCCAGCTTGGCCGTGGCCTGCTCTTGCGTGCTGCCCACATTGGCCTGGGCGTTGGCCAAGCCTTGCTCTGCGGCCGCACGGGCTTGGGTGAGCTGCTGCAGCTGGGTCTGAAAGGCGGTGTCGACGGGGTTGGACTTGGTGGCGGTCTTGGGTGTCAGCTTGTCGCGGGCGGCTGCGATTTGGGTGTCAATTTCAGCCTGGGTCTTGCCCAGCAGTGCACCTTGTTCTTTGATCTTCTTGGTCTCATCGGCCAGCTGCTCGCGCCAGGTGCGCAGCGATTTGGCACGGGCGTCCCAGCCATCGGAGGCATCCATGCGGGCGCTGCTGTCGCTGGCACGCTGGGCGGCACTGGCTGCTTTGCGCTCTTCAGCGGTGATCTGCTTTTGGATCCGTTCTACCTCGGCAAGCGCTTCCTGGCGGGCTTGCTTGGTGGTATCTACCCCTTGAATGCCAAAGAAGCCCGCAATCTTGGAGCTGTTGTTGGCGGCGGTTGCCAAGGTGGCGTATTCCTTTTGCGCTTCGGCCAGTTGGTCTGCCAGAGGGCTGGCCCGGCCAATGTTTTTCATGGCATTCCACATGCCACTGGCCTGCTCACCTGCCCAATTGAAAGCGCGCCCCAGCGCATTCAGCTGGGATTTGACCTCAGCCACACGCTCGGTCATGGCCTGCGCATAGGTGCGCTGTGCCAGCGCTGCGGCGTCTTCCTTGCGGCCTTGCTCTTCCAAGGCCTTGATCTGCTCATAGACCGATGCCGTGAGGTAGTTGTACTGTTCATTGAGCTTGCGGCTGGCTTCCACGGGGCTTTTGCCCAGCTCGGCAAACTTGGCCGTCATGTCACCTACAGCAGCTGCGCCCACTTGGGCCATGCCTACCGTAGCCTGCGCAGCCAAAGACAGCTGTGCATTGGCTACACGGCCTGTGGCGGCCAACTCGCGGGTGGCCTCAATGGCCAGGCTGTAAGAGCCCGTGACGCGGCCCACCGCCTGCGATGTGCTGGTGAGCTGGCTGGTGGTGGTGCCTGCGGCATTGCCATTCATGAGGATGGCGGCGGTGAATGCCTCGCTTTCCTTGGCCCCTTGGTACCACGCCGTGCCCAGTGCAGCGACAGCGCCAAGCGCCACCGTGGTGGGGTTGACTAGGGCCAGCGTTGCCTTGCCCACAGCAGTCAATGCGGGGGTGATGCCCCCGTACATGTCCTTGAGCTGGCCACCTTGCTGCAGGGCCACCATGAGCGGGCTTTGGCCGGTGGCCAGGCCCACGCCAATGTCCGTCATCTGCGCGGGCAGCATGCGGTCGGCGTTTTTCTTGAGGTTGGCCTCGGTGCGGGCAGCTTTGGCGGCAGCTGCAGCAGCTTTGTTTGCCTCAGCCAAGGCCTTGCGCTGTGCTTCTGCCTGGGCCTTGAGTGCTTCGGTGGTGCCTTTGGTGGATGTGGTGCGCTGCTTTTCTGCAGCGGCTGCGCTGATGCTGGCCTGCGTTTGCGTCTGGGTGGCCTTGGCGGCCGCGCTGCTTGCAGCACCCAGTTGGTTCAAGCCTTTGCTGCCTGCACCCACTTTGGCGCCTGCGGTGCCCACTGCATCCAACTGGGCGCGCAGCTGCTTGATTTCCTGCGCGGCTTGGGCCAAGTCCGTCTGGACGCGCAGTGCCACGTTCATGTCATTGCCAGCCGTGGCCATGGTCAGTCCTTTCTCAACGCTTTCAAGCGGCCTTTGGCGGCTTCACCACCCGCAAAGGCTGCATTCACATCTGCCAGGCGTGAGGCGCTGTGCTGGCGATCCAGCCGAAGCGCCTCACGGAAATACAGCTCTAGCTGCCGGGCGGTGTATCCGCCGATTTCGCCTGCCCGGTGGCCGTGGGCGATGAGGGTGGCGTAGATTTCCCCCCAGCCGATGGATTCCGCGCTGCCATTTCCTCCTGGTACTGCGCCATGGCGCGGTTTTTGGCGCGGTTGACGAAAAAATGCCCGTTCACCCCCCACCAGTGCATTAGCAGCGCTTCCAGGTCGTTGCTGTTGAGCGTCTCCACCCAGTCCACGTCACGGTCGACGGACTGGACGACCAGGGGCAGCAGCCCATCGGTGTGGTGGGAAATGATGGCCAGCACGTCTTCGTAGCTGGGCGGTGCGCCTGCGGACAGCATGGCGGTGATGTTGGCCACCAGCGGCTCAGCCTGCGGCAGCAGGCGCAGCCATTCCACGTTGCCGTATTCGCGCACGGTGACGGTATCCACGGAGAGCTTCACCTCGCGCTCTGGGTGCAGCACCTCCAAGTCGGAGGGCTGCTGCGCGGCTTTTTGCTTGCTGCTGCGCGGCTGTTTGGGGGTGACTTGAGCCATGTCGCTGCCCGCTTACGGTGTGATGGGGTTGATCTGCACGAAGCGGCCAAAGCGCCCCAGGGGGCCATTGGCGGGGCGTGATGCGTCTGCCAGGCACTCGGCCTGGTAGGTCATGCCTGCCATCTCGGTGCCGCTGGTGATCAATGCCAGCTCTTGCAAGGGCATGGTGCTGACCTTGTAGAACTCGGCAATCACTGGGGCATTACCTTCGGCCAGGTTGATGCCTTCGTAGCGCAGCTGCATTTCCTTGGGCGGTGCGTTGAAGAACGCCACCTGGCGGGCACCGGCATGCTTGTAGGCAGCCTTCAACGGCTGGGTGAGCGCACCAGGTGCGCTAGGCAGGCTGAGCAGCTCAATGCTGCCGTGCTCCAGGAATGCGTCGTAGTGTTCGGGTGCCAGTGTGACGGGCGATCCGGCGCTGTCAGTGATGACCAGGTCACTGATGTTGTAGGGAAAGTCCAGTTTGATGGTGTCGCCCACGGCCACAGTCTGGGGAAAAGTCTCTGCCGTCACAGTGCCTGGAGGAATCACGGTCACCGTGCCACGCAGCAGCTCGGCCAGGATGTTGGTGTCCATCTGGTGGATCACGCCATTGAGGGTGCGGTCACCGCCAATGGAAAATTTCCGCACGGCGGATTTTTGGCCGCTGTAGCTTTCCTTGTGGGTGGCCTGCTCATCGGTGCCGCCAAAGGTCAGGCTGGACATGTCGCCAATCCAGCGCCAGCCGCCATTGCCAACGCTGCCCACAGGACGCACGGAGATGCGGCCCTGGCCATAGAAATACTGCTCAATCGTTTTGTTGCTCATAGTGCTGCGCTCCTGTGCGTTGTGCAGGTTCAGGCCTTATCGGCGGGGGTGTCTTGGGCGAGGGCGATGACTTCGGCCCCGCGCAGCCATGCGGCGGTGGCCGCGTCGACCTCAATCTCTGCGCCTTTTTCATGCGCTTTGCCCGCATGGGTGTGCGGCTTGAGCAGCGTGACTTTTTCAGTGGCTGCAACGCTGTTTCCTTGGGGCGTGGTTTTGGGTGTGCTCATGGGTGGCCTCACTTTTGGAGCAAATGGGTCAGTTGATAGGTTTCGACGTACAGCACCGTGGAGGCGTCGTAGTCCATGACGCGGCCGCCTTCCCATGCCAGGGCGGTGGCACCGGGCACCGGGGGCACCCAGCCCAGCAGTGCCATGCGCACCGCCCCAATCACCTGGCGCAGCTCTTCGCTGAGCTGGCCGCCTGCACCGGCGCGGTAGTTGCGCACGGCCAAGGCCACGCCAAAGCGGGTCTCAGCAGGTTGCACGCGGGGGCCACGAGGTGCGGTGCCAGTGCTGCCGGATTCCCCTGCAAAAATCACATAGGCCGAGGGCGTGCGAAAGGTGCGCAGCTCTTGGATGGCCGCGTACTCGGCCGCGCCACCCACTTCCAGCAGCACGGGTACCTGGGCTTTCAGGCGCTGCTCCACCAGGCCGGTGTCAAACGGCTCAAAGTTCATCGGAATGCCCCCAGCTGGCGGCGGCCGAAGACGGGGGCATCCCCGGCAAAGCGCACATCGGTGCTGCTGCCGCCCGTGGCCACGGTGTCGTCAGCGCCCAGGCTGAACTTGCCGTCTGCCGTGAGCTGCAGCAGCTTTTGCGCATCGCGGTAGTCGCGCACGATGGGGTCGGTGCTTTCCATGCTTACGCGGCTCTTGTGCAACAAGTAGCGGGCAATGGCGCGGCTCCAGCCGGTGACCAGGGTAGGCACCGGGTTCAGGGGCAGCACATAGCCGCGCTTGGCCAAGAAGCCGTCAATCATGGCGTCGGCCTCGACAACGGCGTTCAGGATGCGCGCCAAAGCATCATCCGCCACCGCCTGATCCGCTGGTGCCCAGCTGCTGCGGTCGGTGCCGCGCAAGGTGGCGTCCATCAGTGCGGTGTCCAAGGTGCGCTTGCCATCGGGCGTGGCCACCTGGGCCAGCTCGGTGGCACCGGGGCGCTCAGCAAGATCAGGGGGGAGGATGTAGGGCATGGCGGTGGCTTACTCTGCGGACTTGCCTGTTTCGCCTTCAGCGGCTGGGGCGTCAACCGTCACGCGATTGGTGACCAGCATGGGTTCGCTCTCCAACTGCTCCAGCTGTGCTTCGCTCAGCTCTGATAGCAAAATGGTCAAACCTTCTTCGGGAAAGGCCAAGCCTGCGCGGCGGAAACCCGCACGCTTGGGGACGACCTTGATGGCTTCGGTGGCCAAGCCCGCAGGCTTGTCAGTGGCTTTGGCCTTGGGAGCCGCTGCTTTCTTGGGTGTGGTCATTGGGATAGCTCCTGAGAGTGAATGGAGAATTGCGTGGGCCGTGCGGCTTAGGCCAGCCAGGGGCAGACCACCACCTTGGCGGTGCCGCGCATGACGTTGGTTCCACCGTTGGCCATGCGTTCAGCAGTCACAACTTCCAGCGCTGCTTCCTCCAGGCTGGGTGGCACCCAGAGTTCGGTGGGGCGAATAACCAGTGGCTTGCCGTTGTCCGCCTTGATGCTTTGCATGGATGTACGCATGTCGCTGTAAGCCTGCTTGTCCAGTGGCTCTTTGGAGGCATGCGCCAGTTGCCACAGCCCGTAACCTGCGTTGCTGCGGCCATCAGCGCCCCAGACAAACTCGTCTTTGTTGAAGACGTTTTCGTCTTTCAAATCGGTCTTGGCTACGAAGGCGTAGTCACGGCGCTTTTGGTAGATGATGGGTTTGATCACCTTGCTGGTGTCCATCAGGAACCATGCCGCGCCACTACCGCCTTGGAAGTTGCTGACGCTGGTTTGCTTGCCAGGCTCGCCCACGGGGTGGTCGGTGTCGAAGAAGTACTGGCCGTCGTAGCAGGTTTTGATGAAGCCGTTTTTCAGCACTTCAAACACCAGCTCATCCGGGTGGGTGGCAGCGTCTTGCCCCATTTGCTCAAACACAGGCTTGTAGACGCCATAGTGGTCGTCCTCAATCTCTTCGCGGGCCACGCCCACGGTGTTTTCAAAGGTGCGGTTTTTGATGGCGTAGTCATGCACCAACAGGTTCTGCACCTGGCGGTCGCCCAGCCATTCACGGAACTTGGTGATCTTGCCCAGCCAGGCGTATTTGTTCTCAGCGGTGGTGCTTGGCACCATGGTGGCAATGCCTTGCCACTGAGAGGCTGCGGTAGTCAGTCCGTTTTTGAACGCGGCACTGAAAGCCTGATTCAAGATGGAGAGGTTGCCGTGATTGATGATCATGGTGTGGGTTTCTTTCCAGAGAAGTTGCGGTCTGCGGATTAGCGGAAGTCGACCCAGACGCCATCAGCGTCCACGTCAAAGACCTTGCCTGCCACGGAACGGGTGTTGGTGGCAGAGGTTTTGGCCACGGATTGGTCGTCCACGATGTAGCAGTCGGCGCCGATATCGGCCAAGGTGATGGCGTCGGTGCTGGCGCTGTTGCCAAGGCAGAAGACGTCTTTTTCAACCTCTACGCGTTCAGCGCCTGCAGCGTCGGGATTGCGCTTGCCGCCCTTGGCCACACCTGCGGCCTTGAGCGTGGTGGAGGTGCTACCGGGCACGGCATTGCCGGAGCTGTTCACACAGACGATGGAGCCGCCGTGAATGGTGGTGGCGGCGGCCATGGGCAGGGACAGGCTTTTGCCGTCGCGGCGCTTGGTATTGCGGTCAGAAGTCAGAGCAGCCATGTGCGTGTTTTCCTAGTGGGTGGAGAGAAACGGCGCGGCTTAGGCTGCGCCTGCCTTGTATTGCTCTGGGGACATGCCCAGGGCCGTGCAGACCGCCAGCTCGGAGGCCGACAACTGCGCATCGCCCTTGGCGGTTTGTGCGGGAGGCTGGCCTTGGGTTTGCGTGCTGGAGAGCGCGGCAATCTTTGGCGCTTTGTCCAAAAAGGCAGTCAAAGCGGCCATGTTGGATTTGCCCAGGTCACGTGCCCAAGGCTCTTGGGCGGCCAGCAAGCGGCCGTCTTCCAAGGCGGGCTTGACGGCAGCGTCGATGTCCGCGTCCAACTGCTTGGCCGTGAGTGCTGCCAGCTGTTCTTGCATAGCGGTAACCGTTTCCACGGGTACAAACTTGGCGAGGTCTGGCTTGGCCACAGCAGCCGTCAGCGCGGCGGTCACCGTCTCGGCCTTGGCGTCAGCGGGCAGGCTCAATGCTGTGCACGCGGCGGTAGCCACTTGGGTGGCGGCCTCACCGGCGGCGGCTTTGGCCTGCAGGTCTTTGATGGAACCCACGGCGGTCAGAGCGGCCATCGCGCCCTTTTCGTCGGTGGTAGAGGGAAGGCCCAAAGAGGCCAGCAAGAGTTGGAGCAAGTTCATAGCGTCCTCATTTGGAGCGGTTGCGGTGGGGGAAAACTGCGCCGATGCCGCAGCCTGCATGGCGTTGAGCGCCTGCATACCGTGGACGGCCGGGTTGTTGGTGAGCGCACCCATGGTCACTTTGAGCACTTCGCCCGTGTCGGGCGCATACAGAAACACAGGGCTGAAATAGCGGTACTCGCCGCTGGCAATGACGTCCTTGGCGCGCTGGGTCAGCTCGGCCTCGGCAAACAGCCCCCGGCCTTCGATCCAGCGCAGACCATGAATCCAGCCCGCAGCGGGCGCGGGCTGACCATTGGTTTCCTTGTGCAGGGTCTGGTGCTCGTAGTCGATGACAGGCGGCTGGGCCGGGTTGAAGCGGCTGATGACCTGGCTGGCAATTGCAGCATTGATGCGCCAGGCGGGCACATCCATAGGGCGGCCATCGCTGGGCGTGAAGTCCTGGTCAGGCGTGAGCTGCAGCAGATAGCGGCCATTGCTTTCAGGCGGGGCAACAGCAGCAAAGCTACAGGCTGCCACCGCAGCGCTGCTCATGGCTGCGGCGGCGCTCAGAACGGCAAGACGGGGTTGGATGGAAGGCATAGCCGCCATGGTCGGCGGCGGGCGGCGGCCTGTCTTTTGACCGCTGTCACTGCGTGCGGGCTAGCGGCCCAGCAGCCAGTCCCGTGTGATGGCGTGGATCTCGCGTTCGTCCTCGGCGCTGATGCCCAGGAATGGCCGGGCGGGCATGACGACTTCGTGCGCGGGAATGTTAACGGCCATGCTGCGCTTGGCCTTTTTCTTTTTCACGAAAAGGCGCTCTGTGCTGCCCGCGCCAAAGTGCACGGTGCTTTGGCGGGCGGGTTGCTCAATGGTGCCGCCATGCTGATGGATGGCCGCATAGACACTGTTGCTGCCCCAGCGCACGGCATCATTGCCCACCGGCTGCCAGTGGATGCGGCGCAGGTAGCCGTCTAGGGTGAGCACCTTGTCCTTGTTTTTCTTTTTGCGATTGAGGTAGCGCGGGGTGAGCGCCTGCCATGCGGTGCCATCGGGGCCGGACTGGCTTTTGAAGCGTGCCTCTGTACTGCTTTGCCCGTATTCGCCCAACTGGGCCAGCAGCTCGGCGGGGTTCTCTAGCCGCGCTTGAATTTGCCCCAGCACGTCGGGGCCAACAATGGATAAATCAACGCGGATGTGGGTGCCTGCCATTTTTTGGCTCCTGTGCTTACAATGTGATCAACTCATCGGGGGAGAAGGCCGCGCCAGGCCCACCGACCCTACCCCCGGAGGAACCCAGCAAGTGGCGCCGTGCTGGGTTCGCCGTTTCAGCTGCGTGCATACACCTGCACCCCCACGCGCCACTCTTCGGCGCTGCCGCTCACGCCCTGGAACAGGGTGACACCGGCCCAGCCGTCATCCCCCAGCTCAAACACTGCCAGCGCTGGCACCTCTTGGCCTTGCACCGCAAACCGTGCGATGTAGCGGCGGCGCACCACCGCTTTTTGCAGGGCGTAAAGCCACTCCAGCCGCACCCAGATTTCGTCGGGGTTGAGCAGCGCTTGGGCCAGCAGCGGCAAAAAGGCTTCACGGCCACGCTTGGTGACCTTCCACTCGCCTTGCGCCGTCTGGAACAGCTCTGCGCCCACGACCAGCCGCTCACCCACTGCATCGCGCACGATGGCGGGCTGCTCCAGCGTGGCCCCCAGCGGCTGCAGAAATGCCTGCACATAGGCTTCGGGGGCCAGGCCTTGGGGCAGCAGCGCATCGCTGGTGACGGGGCGTGGCGGCGGCAGTGGCACCAGCGGCCGGGTATTGGGCAGCCCTTGGCCGCCCGCGCTGCCAGGCACGGGTGGGTCTGGCCGCTCGGGCGGTATGGCGCTGCGCAGGCGGTTGCTCCCAGGCGCGTACTCAAAGCCGGGGCCAACGCCTTCGGGCACCTGCACCGTGCGCGGGCCATTGGGGCTGTTTTTGCCAATGGTGTGCTCGACCAGGCGGATCTCGGGCGCGGTATCTGGCCCGCTCTTGCCCAGGCGCTGCAGGTCGCGTGGCCACAGGCCGCGCACCTTGCACTGGCAGCCCCAGTCGTTGGGCGGGAAATGAATGCGCCACCACGGGTCTTCACGCAGCAGCACCAGGCCATCCCACGCGACGTGCTGCATGCGTGGGTGCTCAACCCAGTCGCTGTGCTCGTACTGCCAGTAAGGGGCCGCCTGCAGCTGCTGCCAGCGGCCTGCGGCGTAGCTGGTGGACAGGTTGGTGTCGTAAATGACGCGGCTGCGCCAGTTGCGCCCGCCGTGGTAGTCCCAGCCGTGCTTGGCCACGATGGCGTCGAAGTCCTTGCGGAAGGTATCCAGCGTGGTGCCCTCGGTGATGGCTTTTTCTACGGCCGCACGAAAGTCCTTGACGATGTCGTTGCGGTTGGTACCGGCTACGACGAACGCCCAGTCATGCTCGTGGGTGTAGATGTCCGTCCAGCTGGTGGTGGGCAGGTTGAGCTTGCGCTGAAAAAACGCCTGCTGCTCTTTGAACGGAAAACTGCCATACGCGGCAGCGGGTGGGCTAGTGGCCATAGCCAGCCGCCTCCTGCAGCACATCATGGCGGCCTGCCAACTCGGCCGTGGCCAGCGCATCGGCCAGGGCGCTGGCGTACTGATCCAGCGTCATATCGGGCAGCAGCTGCTCCAGCCCATCGCGGATGTCTTGCAGGCTGTTGGCCCGCATCACCAGCTCGCGCAGCTGAGCCACCCAACCGCCCGCTGCCGGGTCAGCCTGGCTGGCCAACTGTGGCAGCATGGCCCCGGCCACAGTGCGTGGCTGGGATGGGGCTGGCTGTGCGGTCAGCGCGGCAGTAGCCGCAGGTGGTGTGTCTGGCGTAGCATGGGCAGCTGTGGCGGTGGGCGCAGGGGCCAGCACCTCTTCGCCTGCTTGCGGCAGCGGTATGCCCAGACGGCGGTTGGCCCATGTTTTGGGCACTTGCACGCCAATAGACACCAGCTTGGGCAACGATTCGGACATGGATTTCATGTCCTCGGTTTCGTCGGCCGTCAGCTGCATGCGTGGGCAGCGTTTGATGCCGCCCGGTGCCAGTCCATTGAGCGTGGCCATGGCGTAGACCAGGTCACGGGTCAAGGTGGTGTTGAGCTGGCGCAAGTCGCCGTCGCGCAGGTCTTTGCGCACCTCGTTGTGCACATTGCCCAGGGCGTTGGTGCTGCTTTTGCCGTCGGCCCCGCTGGTGAGCGTGCCGCCCAGGATGACCTTGGACTGGTTGCGCTCACACCAGCTGATCATCAGCTCAAATGCTTTCGGGTCACCCGTGGCGGCGTCTTTGAAGTCAATGAGCATGCCGTCGGGGATGATGCCCGCTGCGTTGTGGCCAATACCCACCAGGGCGCGCAGCAGCGTGGCCTTTTCCTTCTCAGTGGCATTGGCCGGGTATTTGCCCAGCCGCACAGGGATGCCGTAAATCTCCAGAAACTCGGCCAGGTCGCCCACGGAGTAGTTTTTGAACAGGTACGTCCACACCAGCTGGCGAAACAGTGCCGTGCGCTCCAGGTAGCCGGATTTAGCCTTGTGGACGTGGGTGATCCAGTTGAACGGGCGCAGTACTTCACCCTGAATGCCGTCAGCGTCTGCGGTGTTGGAGCGCAGGCGCAGCTCCTGCCGGTAGCCCCGGTGCAGCTGGAACCAGCTTTGCGGGCGGTGCGTGACGGTTTTGGGCAGCCACAGCTTGCCTTCACGGTGCCATTCAATTTCAAGGCATGCAAAGCCTTTTCCAATGGCGTCCGTGGCGTCAAAGATCACATCCTCCAAGTCGGGTATGGATTGCACCAGCTCGCCCAGTTGCTCGGCGTTGCGCTTTTCCAGGGCGCTGGCGTTGTCGGGGGGGACGATCTCCCAGTCCACGAGGCAGGCGCGGCGGCGCTTGCCCATCTCGCTGGCAATGTGGCCGTCCTTTTCTTCCATGTCTTCGAACAGGTCGAACTGGGCCGTGAGGTCGCCTTGCTCGGCCGCGTCCAGGATGGTGGCCAGTTTGCTGGGGGTGAGCCCGCGTGTGGGGTGGGACTGCAGCTCACGCTGCAGGTGGCCCAGCTGAGAGGTCTGCGGGGTGCGGATGCCGTCCATCTCAATCGGCTGGCCATCGGCCCCCAAAATCATGCTTTTTGCCATGTGGGCACCTCGTGAAGGGGATTGCGCCAGCGCATTGCATGGCTGCAAGGCGCGGCAAGGCGTTTACGGGCGTTTACAGGGCCGTAAACACAACAAACCGGGGGCGTTGCATGCCCTCGGCCTAAAAATCGCTTAAATCGCCGGATTTCGGCGGCTTGCTTTTGCGGCATCACCAGCCCCCGGCCTCGGGCATGGCCCAGTCGTTGTCGTCCACGGCGCTGGGGTCGGCCCGGTTGTCAAAGCCACGGGCGTGGGTGGGCACGGGGATGTAGCCGATGGGGGCGTGCAGGTTGAGCGTGGCAAACCAGCCCAACGCCAGCATGACGGCGCTGTCGCCGTGGCGCTGCAGCTCGGGGTCTTTCAAGTCATCGCGGCGTAACTTGCTGACCATGGGCACGCCTTCGACGTCTTCAATGGCCGCCAGGTCTTGGGCCATGTTGGCGTCTTTGGGCAAGTCCAGCATGCCGTCTTCAAAGCCCTGCAAGAATTTGGGCATCCAGGTGCTGTACCAGGCGCGGTTGAGTTTGACCTGGTGCACATGTGCATGGCCAAACTCATCGGCAGTGACCTCTGCCAATGCTTCGCCGGAGCCGGTGGCGTCCATCGCCCCGCCGCAGCGATTGGGCAGTTTGCGAATGGCGTAGTGGGTGATTTGCTTTTGCTGGGCGAATGGCACCTTGTGCATTTCAATGACTACGCGGCACTGGCGGCGCAGGCCCAGCGTCAGGGCGTGGCCGCCCCAGCTGGAGAAGTCCCGGTGGCGGGCGTAGTCTTGAGAGAACACATGGCGCACGCTGGGGTCTAGCGTTGCCAGCACCGGGTCTAGCTCGCGCTTGATCCAGTCGTCCACCCACGACTTGCGCTCCTCCATGTCTTTTTTGACGAAGTCGTCATCCAGCGCCAGCCGCACCACCAGCGTCTCCGGCAGCACCATTGCACGGTCTATCCACACACCGGGCAAGCGCACGCCAGAGCCATCGCGTGGGATGGCATCCAGCTCTTCGCGCATGGCGGCTTTGCGCACGCCGTAGGCGTTGCGAATCTTGGCGTACCACTTGGCCTTGCCTTCGGCGGTGGGCGTCTCACCCTTCATCCAGCAGACACGCTCATACAGCCCGTTGGCCACCGCATCGTCAAAGGTGACGGTATAGACCGTGGCGTCATCGCCATAGCGGCCTGCCTCAATGTCGCGGCAGAACTGGGCGAAGGGGTTGTTTTTGCCGTTGTGCGAGCTGATGACCGTAATTTGGCCGCCCCAGATCAGCAACGCAGTGGCCGCATCGAGCACCCCCTGTACATCGGGGTGAAACGCTGCCTCGTCAATCACCACATGGCCTTGCAGGCCGCGAATATTGGCGGGTCGGCTGGAAAGCGCACAGACTTGGAACCCGCTGGCAAAGCGGATGCGGTAAGCCGTGATTTGCTTTGTCTTTCCTGAGACGGGGTCTACGTCTTCGAACAAGAACTCTTCAATGCCCGAGACACTGCCGTGGGCCTTGGCGATGGTGCGGGCAAATTTGGCCGAGTAGCCAACCGCTTCCAGACCCTTTTCTTTGGTGTCACCGATGTAGTAGACGTTGTCGCCACCGGCTTCTTTGCTGGCGGCCGCCACCAAGGTTTTGCGCAGCATGACGGCGAACGTGATGCCAGTGCGGCGGCCCTTGGGGATGGCAACGATGGAGCGATTGAGCGCCACCACCTCCCGCTGGTGCTTCATGAGCACGCCCTCGGCCGTTGGGTTGAAGTTGGCCGGGATTTCTCTTACACGGGCGGGCAGCTCGTCCCACTCGACGGTGCGCAGCGTGCTGCTCAGTGGCTGCACCGTGCTCATCAGCGCACCCCCAAAAAGTCTTTGATCCAGAAGTCCACTTGCTCCTGGCTCATACCTTGCTGCTTTGCGATTTTTTGCAAGTTGTCCTGCTGTTCGGACAACAGCTTGCGGCGGGCATGCTCTTCGATGGCCTCCCGCTCTTTCAGGCTCATGGTTCGGGCCTGCATGGCGGCGCGTGCTGCGCGGGCCAGCTCACCCACTTCCTTGATGCTGACTTTTGAGTCGGCCCCGTTGGCATTGAGTGCCACATTGGTGGCCAGCGTGGTCACGGCTTGGGTGAGTAATGCACCAGCTTTATCACCTACGCCTTCGCCCAGCTCGTCCACCAGCGCGGCAGATGCCGTCTCAATTTCCCGCATGCGGCCCATCATTTCTTCAAACCCGGCGCGGTAGCGGTGCAGACCGCTGCGGCTCACTTCCGCAGATGGAAACTTGGAGCGCAGCGCCTCCAGCAACTCATCCAGCGTATGGCGGTCATCGCGGATGAGTTTTTCGAGATACTTGCGGGCCTCTGGGTCTAAGCGAGAGACAGAAGATTTGCGGCCCATATCAAGCTCCTGGACGCTTTACACCTGGCTGGCTTGCGCGGCCCTTGGCAACATCCATGCCGCGCTCAGTCAGCGTGGCAAGCAATACCGACTCAATCTCTTCAATACTGAGCAGCCCTTGCTCTTCCAGCCAGCGAAGGTCAGTTTTGATTTGGTCGCGGCTGGGCGTGTGCCCCCAGCGCTCTAGCAGCGTGCCAATGACAGAGCTGTTGGCTTTGTAGGCATTCAGCTCTGACAGCACGCGCAAGATGACCAGGCGGCGGTCTTCGGTGAGGACTTGTGCGTAATTGCGCATGGCGATAGCTCTAATTGGACTTGTGCAAAAGGAAGTTTTCGACGCGCTCCACACTGCGCGTCATTGGGGTAATGCGCTCATTGACCGCGTCTACCGCACCGGCCAAACGCGCCACATTGGTCGCAATGTCGTGCAACTGTTGCTGGCTGGGCACCTGCTTCATTTGCACTTCCAACGTGGTGATGCGGGTGCGCAGCTCCAGCAGCTCGGCCGCGCTGGCCGCCTGGCGACCAATGAACCAGGAGTAAATGCCCAGCGCGCCCATCACTAGCCAGCGCATGGCCTCAAAGCTGAATTGCATGTCAGTGAACTGCATGGCTATTTCTTTTCATAGATGGTTTGGCACTTCACACAGCGCTGGCACCCCGGCATCGCCCAGCGGCGTGCCTCTGGGATGGACTGCTCACAGTCCTGGCATTCGGTGGCTGAATCGGTCATGGTTTTGCCCAGCAGGCCCGCTCGCGTGGCCTGGCGGCGCAAGGCGGTGTCGCGCTGGCGTTCTTCCAGGTCTTGGGCGCGGTCGATGTCGTCAGTCACTGGGCGGCTCCTGTGGCGGGCACGCGGCAGACATCGGCGTGCCATTGCTGGAGGCCGAGGACTTGGTCTCGGAGGCTGTCAGCGTCTGCCGCCAGCACTGTGTATCTTTGGCTGCACGCGCCGAGTAGCTGCCGGGCGGTGGTGGCTTCGCGAGTGCAGGCGGCAAGGCCGGAGTCGTCAGCGGTAAAGGGTTGAGGGCGGGCATTGAGCCGCTTGATTTCTGCGCGCAGGCCACGCTCAGTAGTGCGGGCAGCAGCAACATCAGCAGCCGTTTTGGCTTGGCGTTGGGCTTGTTCATCGGCCACTTTCTCGGCCGCACGCTGGCGCACGGCGTTGGCCTGGCCGGTGGCCAGATTGCGTTGGTAGGTGTCGGCATCCCAGGCTTGCTGCACACGGGCAGCGCCCTGTGCATCGCCCTTGTCGATCAGATGACCTTGGTAGCTGTTCACGCCCCAGACCAGGGCGGCAAGCGCTGCGGCCCCCAGCAGCCAGTGCAGGCCCGGCTTCATAAGCCTGGCCCCCAGTGGCTGTAGCGGGGCTGCAGCTCATTCAAGATGCGGTGCGGGTAGTGCAAGTTTTCTTTGCAATGCGCAGCTGCACGGCGGGCTTTGCCGCAGGCCGCGTCAACCTGCTCGCGTGTGGGCTGAGTGGCACCGGAAGCCACGGCCTCGCGCTGCCAATGGCCCAGCCCGCCGTTGTAGCCACGCAAGGCCACCCACATGCGGTCGTAGTTGCTATAGCGGGTGGGCGTGCGGTCGTAGAGGTATTTGTCGTAGCCAACCAGGGCGCGCAAGGCCCAAGCCGGGTTGTGGGGCTGGCAAGCTGCGGGGGCAATCTTGTTCAGGTCACACCACCAGCTGGCTGTGGCGGGCATGAACTGGCCCAGCCCGCCTGCGCCCACGCGGCTGATGGCTTCGGGCTTCCAGGCGGACTCCTGGTGCACCTGTGCGGCAAAGACGGCCACGGGTGCATTCAAGCCCCACACGCTGTGCGCGCTGCGCACCAGCTGGGCGCGGTATTGCTGGGCGGCGGCTGGCACCTGGGCCTGCACAGGCTGGGCGCAGGTGCTGAGCACCGCACCGGCCAGCGCGGCAGCGGCAAACAGCCAGGCACGCATGGAACGGGCGCGCATGGATTAGCCCCCCAGGCTGACAGCAATCATTGCGGCCGCAATGATGACGGCGCGGCGTAGCATGCAGCCGAGCATGAAGTACAGCGGTGCGGGGTCAATGGGGCCGCATGTGGCAGCCATGATCTCGTCCAGTGGTACTTGCTGGTTATCGTCTGTGAGGATGTAGCCGCGCTCCTGGTCTTCTGCGGTGATCTCTATGTCTTCCACATCCCACAGACAGCGCAGCGCCTTGATGTTGGGGCGTGCGTAGGGGAAGACTTTGCGGTCAATCCAGTACCCGGCCACGGCGGCCAAAGCGATGAGATTGAGCTTGTAGAGACTGACCGGGATTTGCTGTGGAGCCAGCAGGAACACCAAGGCCGACAGGGCCAGGGCAATGAGCCACCAGCTGGTCAGGCGGGGCAGCTTGGAGGGGGATGCAGGTGCGGGGGCCATGATCGTCCTTGAGGTGTGAACTTTCGGGTTGGAAAGTTCACACTCTGGACGTCAGGCGCTGGGCGGTCTTCTGACGGATGTCACTATGGATTCCCTGCCAGCCGGGCCTTATCGCGGGAAGTCACAGGAAATGGGGCAACAGTGCAGTAACAGCACGGGTGAGCGTGTGATGGCTGTGCCATCAGCTCTAGCCCCTCCTCAATACTCACAATTTTGTCTACTCCTTGTTTGCAAAAGTCCTCATGAAGATCACCATGAGGGTTAATGCAAGCATGGGTATATGCATTGATTTTTGAAGGCGAATTGGGGTCAAGCATTCTGCGTACTTGTTCATCACGATAAATACGATAGGTGACGTGACTCAATCGGGCGTAGAGCAGCTCTAGTAACTCTGGGCCGTCATAGGAATCCTCATAGTCACCGCCTTCGCTCTCCGGCTCATCGGGCGGCTTCCAACCGAGCGCACGCAGGTAGGTTTCACCACTTGGCCATCGCGCTCCTGGTGGCCAAGCTAGCTCCATGATGTGCACTGCGCGATGAACGCCGTAACCCTGCACAGATATAAATGCATCGCGTAGTCCAACCTGCTGAGACGGTGTTGCAAACACAAGTTCTTGGCAGACCCAGTCGAATGCTAGATATGGCGCTTGTTGCTTGCGCAGAGAGTCATCTGCCTCTCTAAATCTACTGGATAACTCCATATTTTCAGCTACGGATTGCGGCCATGTTTTTTCAGGTAATCCGCCTCCATGCTTTGACAAGTGCTGGCAACAAAGCGCTTAGTCGCATCATCCAAGGCTGGGTTTTGATGATCCTTCCAGCAAAGGTCGATGGCTGCGCGCTGATCCGCACTTGGGTCATCTGGCAATAGCTTTGCCAAGATGAAAAGACCGGATACCAGCACTAACGCAGTCAACCCTAGCCACCGCAGCCAGCCCATTTCTTTGCTTTTCCCACCCGTGATCTGGCTGACACGCTCGTTCATGTACAAGGCCTTGGCCTTCGACGCATCGCCTTCAGCCTGGGCAAAGCAACGTGCCCACAATGCGGCGTTGCGCTGCTCAGCGTTATCGGCCTCTTGCTCTGCGGCAAGCCAAAGTTGGTCAGTCGGTGTACTCATAGCGCTCCTGCAAATCAGCGGTTTTCAACGGCCATTTTCTCCATGTCTCGGCGCATGCACTCTTCCACATATCGGGTTACACGGCGGCACTGTTGCTCATTAAGGCGCTTGATGCGATCCGTTCCAAACTCACGCTGACAAAACCTCAGCGCCGTGCCTTCGTAGGTGTGGTGGTTCATCAGCAGCCGCAGTAAGGCTCTTTGGTAGTCCTTGATTTCGGCTTTTGTCTTAGCTGCCGAGGGGGGCTGCTTGAAGTCTGGCGGGCCAGTGTCCGGCACTGAAGAGGCGCTTGTTTGCGCTCCCATGACAAAGAAGGTGTTGTGGATGTTGTGGGTGGTGTGATGGCTGTGGTGTAAGCCGCCGTCGACCCGACCGGCTTGGACGTTGCCATTGCCTACTTTTTGCATCTTTTGTGCAGGCAGCAGTTTGAGCAGCCACTGCATCATCTCCCTCAAGCTCACCCCGACTCCCTTTTTAGTTCTGGTTTCAGTTCGCTACTTGGCTCGTTTTTTTGCTGGTGATGGCGCGTTGTAGCTCCCGCCAACATGCCCTATTTGCACATTGCCGGAACCAGCGTTTTGCATGTTTTGGCCTGCAGGCATCACTGCACCAATCAAAGCGCCAAGCGCAGCGCGACGCACGGGCACAGAGGCTTGGCGGTAGTAATCCAAGAGCATCTGCTCTTCGGCGGTCAACGCAGGGGCCGGTTCAACGCCACCCGCATGCACTCCCGTGACCACAAACAGAACATCCATCCCAAATTGGGACAGGACTTCCAGTTGCGCGGCTGTTGGTGAGGACGCGCCTTTCTCCCAATTGATCACCGTGGTTTTGCCCACGCTAGTCAACGCCGCTACCTGTGGCTGAGTGAAGCCTAGGCGTTCACGCTCAGTCTTAAAACGGTCTTGCAGCAACATAAAAATAATTGCACCAACAATGTGTTGCATGGTTCAAATATTTGAACCATAATTCGCTGCAACAAGTTAAACAAAACATCACTAGCGCCAACTAGTGATAACAAACGAGGACGCAGCATGACGCTTAAAACACGCCAGCAAGTACGCGAGGAGTTCGCACGCACAGGTGGTTCCATCTCAGCATGGGCGACAAAAAACCGTTTCAGCCCGCCGCTGGTAATCGCCATCTTGAACGATGACGACAAGAACCCGACCCGCAAATGCCTGCGCGGCCATAGCCATGACATTGCCGTAATGCTGCGCATCAAAGACGGCGAGGTTTCCCCCGAACGCCAATCTGCCTGAGCGTCCTCATGTCGCAACAAGATATTACAGGCAAACCCCAAGCCGAAGTAATGACTTCGCACAGGCTCTACGAGCTTAGCGCGGCATGGGCTACTTACTGCCATGCGCTCACAGTGCCGGTTTCTGCCGTGCAGGCACTGGCTGCCCAGGGACGAATTCTGGAGGCGTATCACCGTCTACAACAGCGCCTAGCTGACTTAGGTACAGGTGCCACGACTGTTGCACGCCCCCGATCTGCGCCCTTTGTTCTGGTGGCAGCAACTGGCCCATCTGATCCAGCCGCTGGGCAGCAGCCAGCAATGCGGTGCGAGGCAGCTGACGCACCAGCTCTGTCAGCACCCAGTGGTGCGCCCACAGCTGATCGTGCAGTTGCTGCAGCTGCGCTTGCACTTCTCGGTGTACCAGTTTTTCCAGCAAAGAAAGTTCGACGTTTTCGGCCATTGGTTCGCTCCAGGTTGTTGCTGGTTGCGAGTGTCCAAGCGCCGCACATTTCAGTGCCGGTTTTTATTTGGAAATAACAGCGAGGAGGGATTTCAGATGGTGCTACGCAATTGGAAAAACTACAGGCCCAGCAGCCTGCCCGACGCCATACGGGCATGCAAAGACTATGCGCTGGAGAAAAAGCGCCTGACGGTGCCCCGCATTTGCACGCTACTGGCAGTAAATGAGGACACGTTCTACAAGTGGGCCAGCACAGGCCGCATGCCCGCGATTGTGGTGCCCCAGTTTGAGCTGGTGTGCGACTGCCACTTTGTGAGCGATTTTTTGTCGGTGAGTGCAGACCGGATTGTGCTGCCCATGCCCAAGGGCCGCAAAGCCACACAGGCCGAGTTGCTGGCGGTGAATGAGAACTGTGGAGCGGCCATGAGTGCCCTGGCCAAGTTTTACGCCGACCCCGCCAGCGTGGACACAGCCGATCTGCTGGCCCAGCTGCAGGGGCACCTGGAGCAAGTGGCTTTTCACCACGGCAATGTGAGCCGTTACCAGCAGCCTGAGTTGGGGTTTGACGCATGAGCACTACCACCAACGCCACCCAAAGCGCCCTGACCGTGTTGAAGGTGCTGGATACCTTGTGCGGATTTGCTGAGGAAGGTGCTAGCAACAAGGATTTGGCTGCGGCAAGTCAGCTAAGCGCTGTCACCGTGACCCGTGCCACACAGACGCTGATTACTTACGGATGGTGCCGCAAATCGGAAGAAACCGGGCGGTTTTATCCCACGGCTCAATTCACACGTTTGTCTTTCAAAGTTCATGACTCTTTCAGCCGCGGTCAACAACGCTTCGATGAGCGCCGCCAGTCCATGACAACTGCTTATTAAAAAGGAAAAGTAAATGGCACGTAACGCTAACACTCCTGCTCAGCCCGTCACCGATGTGGTGCTGAACCCCACTTCTGTGGCCACGATTGAAGCGAACCAAGATGCGCTGGCCTTGTTGGAGCAAGAAACCGAAACCAAGGTTCGAGCTATTGCTCTGCAAGTGGGTTATGAAGGTGCGCTAACGGTAGGTGCACTGGAGGACGGAATCCGTTTTTATCAACGCCGTACCGTTGAATCAATTCTTGAAACTGGCAAGCGCCTGCTGCTGCTGCGTGAGCTGTCCCAAAATGGGACGGAATTTGACCAGCGTGCTGAGCTGCTTGGGTTTGCACGCTCGACGGCCTATCGCTTTATGAAGGCTGCCAGCAAAGCTGCCAGCTCCGCGCCTCTATCCGCACTGGTCACCCAAGTCAAAAGCGCCAGCGCATTCCTTGAGCTTGTCACCCACGACGACGACACGCTGGAATCCCTCAAGGACATGGACGACATCGACCGCATGAGCGCCAGCGAATTGCGTGCAACGCTGCGCCAGGCCAAGGAAGACAACAAGTTCATGGCCGAGAAGCGCGACAAGGAAATGCAGCGCGCAGACAAGGCAGAAAAAGCCCTCAAAAACGGCCCCAAGACACGTCCACTGAGCGAGCGCCTGGCAACCTTTGCCGCCGACGTGGACAAGGCCAGCAACGCGGCCAGCGAGGCCTTGATTCAACTGGGCCAGCATATTAAGGCACTGGAGCAGTGGTGGCTGGAAGAAGCGGTGCAGCTGCCCGACTATGACCCGGAGGTGGCAACACCCATGCCGCCCGAGGTGCTGGCAGTTGCCCAAAAACTGCACGACAGCACACAGAGCATGGCCTTGGCCGTGGGCCATCTGCAGCACGACGTGCGCTTGGTGTTTGGCGATGAGATTGACCTCTCTCGCACGCATTTGCTGCAAAGCGACGCAGCCGCCCAGGCGGAATAAGCCCATGCATACGGAGCCCGATGACATGGCATTAACCCCCGCAATTTGTGACTACATCCGCGAGCTGGCGCGCAAGCTGAACGCGGCTGCGCATGGCACCACCGGCACGCTGGTGGATGAAGCTGCCACGTTTTTGGGCATGAGCAAGCAGACGGTGTACCGCCACTTGAAGAAGGTGGCGGGCTGGGAGAGCGGGCGCAAGTGCCGCGCTGACAAAGGCAGCACCAGTGTAGACAGCGCGGCGCTGCTGACGCTTGCGACGGTGCAGCGCGAGAGCGTGCGCGACAACGGCAAGCAGACCATGCACACCCCTGTGGCCCGCAGCGTGCTGGAGGCCAACGGACTGGAACTGGCGGTGAGCAATGCCCACTTGAACAAGCTGATGCGGGTGCGTGGCCTGAATGTGCAGGCGCAGCGCCAGGCGGCACCTGCACAGCAGATGCGTGCCTTGCACCCCAACCATGTGCACCAGGTCGACCCCAGCTTGTGCCTGGTGTATTACCTCAAGGGCAAGCAGTACCTGATGGAAGACCGCGAGTTCTACAAGAACAAGCTGGAGAACTTTGCGAAGGTGAAGTTCAAGGTGTGGCGCTATGTGCTGTGGGACATGGCCAGCGGTGCCATCAGGGTGTGGTACTGCGAGGCGGCGGGCGAGAGCCAGGCCAATATGTTCAATTTCTTGATGCAGGCCTGGGGCAAGCAAGACGGCGTGGTGTTTCACGGCGTGCCCAAGTATCTGTTTTGGGACAAGGGCAGCGCCAATACGGCCACCGCCATTCAAAACCTGCTGCGCAGCTTGGAGTGCGAGAGCGTGACCCACCAGGCGGGCAATGCCCGCGCCAAGGGTGGCGTGGAAGGCAGCAACAACATTGTGGAAACACAGTTTGAATGCCGCCTGCGCTTTGAGCCTGTGGACAGCATTGAGCAACTGAACGCCGCAGCCACAGCATGGGCTGAAGCCTACAACGCCAATTTGATACCGGGCCAAGACACGCGCTTGCGCCGCGATGGGCTGGCAGAGCCTGTGGCCCGCTACGGCCTGTGGCTGCGCATTCAAAGTGCCGAGCTGCGCCTGCTGCCGGACGTGGATGTGTGCCGCGCTTTGATGGCCGGTAAAGAGGTGGAGCGCAAGGTGGACAGCCACTTGTGCATCAGCTTCAAGCACCCCAAGGCTGAGCGCTCCATGAGCTATTGCCTGGACGGCATGAACGGCGTGAACGTGGGCGACACGGTGAGCGTGCGGCCGCTGGTGTACGGCGAGCTGGCGATTCAAATTGAATTGCCACGCTTTGACGGCGAGCCACTGGTATTCCGAGTGGAGCCGGAAACCGACTTTGATGCCTACGGCAGCCCCCTGTCTGCAGCGGTGTTTGGCGAAGGCTTCAAAAGCCATGCCGACACGCCTGCCCAGCAACTGGGCAAGGACATGGACGCGCTGGCGTATGGCGGCATGGACGCTGACACGGCGCGCCAAAAGAAGGTGGTGCCTTTTGACGGTGCCCTCAAAACCCACAGCTATCTGCAAGAGGTGGAACACCCCGCCTACCTGCAGCGCCAGGGCACCGAGATTGCCACGCCCGCACACGCCCAGGCAGCACCGCTGCTGGTGCCTGTGGTGTCAGTTTTGCTGCGTATCCGCCGCGAATTGGGCCGCAACCTGACCAGTGATGAGCACAGCTTTATGCACGCCCGCTTCAAAGACGGTGTGCCAGAAGAACAGGTGCAAGCGCTGGTTGAACAGTTCAAAAACCCCATGGCCAACGAGCAGCCCGTGCGCGCTGCGGGTGGGCTTAGGGCTGTGTAAGCACTGAAGAAGGAGGAGATGCCAGGAATGAATAGCAAAGACCCGGTCATTCACTACAAGTTGCAGCTAGGCCCGTTGTTGGCCGAGCTGCAGCAGACGCAAACGGCACTGGGCCGTCACTGCGGGGTGAGCAAATCGACGATCAATGTGATCTGCCGATTCAACCGCTGGCCCAAAACCATCCGCACCAATGAAACCGCGATGCGCCCACGCATTGAGCAGTTTTTGCGAGGGGCTGGTGCCACCGAGAAGCAAGTTTTGAGCGCGTTTGATGTTTTGTTTGAGGGGGCGCTCCCGCCGCACGGCCATGCGGCAGGAGCCCTTCAGTCCCACGGCCAGCAAGGCCAGTCCGAAAACCGAGAGGAGCAAGAGATGTTATTGAGAGCACAACGACTTACCCCTGAGGCCCGCAAGCAGTTCGGGATTCTACGTGACCCGTTTGTGAACGAAATCCGCGACGTGGCGGACGTGTTTGAGACCTCTGATATTCGCTATGTGCGTGCATCGGTGCGCCAAACGGCACTGCATGGCGGCATGCTGGCGGTGATCAGCGAGTCTGGCGGCGGCAAAAGCGTGATCCGCAAGGACACCCAAGCGTGGGTGAACAACGGCCACGACGAGATCATTGTGATTGAGCCTTATGTGGTGGGCGCCAGCAGCCATACCCGCGTGGGCAAGCCGCTGCTGGCCAGCGATATCACCGCCCGTGTGATTAAAACGTTAGACCCCCACGCCAAGTTGCGCAGCACCTTGGAGGCCCGCACAGACCAGATGCACGCCATGCTGCGCGAGAGCCACAAGCTGGGCTACAAGCATGTGCTGATCATTGAAGAGGCCCACGACCTGGCGGTGCCTACGCTCAAGAGCCTCAAGCGCTTTTATGAGGTTGAGGACGGCTTTGCCAAGCTGCTGTCCATTGTCTTGATCGGTCAGACCGAGCTGCGCCGCAAGCTCAGCGAGAAGAACCCCGAGGTGCGAGAGGTGGTACAGCGCTGCGAGCTGATCACGCTGCCCCCGCTGGACAACCATGTGGGCGAGTACCTGGCACACAAGTTCAAGCGCGTGGATGTGGATGTGGCCAAGGTGATGGACGCTGGCGCGGTGGCCATGATCCGCACGGTGCTGCGCCGCACTGTGACCGAGACTTTTGGCGGCAAAAAACAGTCCATGGAGCAAAGCCTGTGCTACCCGCTGGCCATCAATAACTTGGTGACCCGCGCCATGAACCTGGCGGCCGAGATTGGTGCACCCCAAGTGAAGGCTGAGCTGGTCGAAGAGGCCATCAAGGGGGACTGAGATGCGCCGCTATCAAGTTTTGATCACCTTGGGCAACAAGCAGTTGGCCGTGATGAGCGGCATTTTTAGCAGCGACTGTGAGGCCATCGACATGGCCTTCCTGATGTACGAAGACGAAGGCGTGCTGGCAGCCGTCCCACGCCGTGAGGTGTCGCTATGAACGCCCGCCGTAAACGTCGACACCCACTCGCCGAGCTGGTGATGTGGCTGGGCCTGAGTCTGCTTGCCACCTTGGCCGCCTTGGTGTGGGTGGTGGCCCAGCTGCCCGCTGATGCCCAGCTGGACAACTCGCACATGGCGGGCATGAAGGAAGGCTACGACATGTGCCTGGCCTATGAAGAAAGCGTGCGCGAGCGCGCTGCCGCGAAACCTGTTTTGCTTGGAGGTGCCCTATGAGCAAGGTGCAGATGAGCCACGCCAGCTCTCGCGTGATTGAGTATTTGGCAGAAGTTGGCCCGCGCAGCCTGCAGGACTTGGTGCAGAAGTTTCCCAGCGCTTCGCAAACCAAGATGGGCCAGCGCCTGCGCAACCTGGAGCAAAGCTGGTGGCTGCAGCGTGTTGGTGGTGCGGGCAACCAGTTGGTGTACCGCGTACACCCCGAGGCCTACGCCAAGCTGCCCAGCATTGGGCTGCAGATTCCGCCGCCGCCTTCGATGGCCAAGCGTGGAAGCGGCCGCCCCCGTGATGTGGAACCCATGCCTGCCGCAGATGCGGTCAAGCCCCGCCGTGACAACGTGTGGACGGCCCCGGTCTGGCAGGGCTGGGGGCAGGCAGCGGCTCCGGCGCGTGCGGGTTCGATGGACTTTATGGCTTGCCCAAGCCGTGGCTTTTGAGGTGCGCCATGGAACTTGATAACCGCGCCCCCCGCACCGTGCAAGAGCTGGAACAGATGGGCCATGCACTGGCGCAAGAGATTTTTCACAAGGTGCTCAAGGGTCGCACCTTGTGCGCTTCTGTCGTCATGCACGCGGCATTAACCATGCACCGTGGCACTAGCAAAACCTTGCCGCCAGAGGCCCAGCGCGACATTGGCTATGCGCTAGCCACCTATGCGGGGACGTTGATTGCGACGCCACACGCACAGGCCCAAACAGAGCACGAGCCCCACCAGTTCCCCACCGATTTACCCACCGCCATCCAATAAGGCACGACAAACCATGAACCAAAATATTCTTGAAACTATTCCAGCGGGCTATATGAAGAATGCGCTGGGTCACTTGGTACCCGAGGCCAATGTGCGCGAGCAAGACAAGCTGCGCGATCAGGTGGCACGGTCGCTGGTGACCGATGCCCGCAACATCAACGCGCTGCTGGCTGCATTCAAGAAGAAGGCACTGGGTGATATTGACGACCTGGTCAAGATTGCAGGCGAACGCTACGACGTGACCCTGGGTGGCAAGAAAGGCAATATCTCGGTCAGCACCTACGACGGGCAGTTCAAGGTGCAGCGCTCGGTGGCCGATGTGTTGCAGTTCACCGAGGAAATGGAAGCGGCCAAAGCACTGATCATGGCGTGTATCAAACGCTGGTCAGAAGGCGCTAACCCGCAAATCTCTGCTCTGGTCAGCCGCGCCTTTGCACCAGGACGCAATGGCCAGCTCAAAACCGCTGCTGTGCTGGATTTGCTGCGCATCGACATCGACGACACCGAGTGGAAAAAGGCAATGCAAGCGCTGAAAGACAGCATCAACGCCACAGGCACAGCGGTTTACGTGCGTGTGTACGAGCGTATTGGCGACTCGGACCAGTACAAGGCCATTCCTTTGGACTTGGCGGCCGTATGAGCACACCTACCAAAAAACAACTGGCCGCCCAGCACACCCGTCGCCTGAAAACAATGCAAAAGCAACTGATGGCGATGGCTGAACAGTGGGAAGACCTAGATCAATTTTGCGTCAACACCCTTGTGGAGTTGGCAGATCAGGCTGAGAAAACCGGAACTGACCTGAAGGAAGGCTGAGATGAGCAATATCAAAACTTACACCGTCAAGGCATCGTGGTTTAACGATGCTGAAGTCAAGCTCTCAGTCGATCACGATGTTTTGACCTCCGAGCTGGCAACTGAGATCAATTCTTTTTGGGGTGATGCTGACAGCCGCTTAGCGGATGAAGACGACGATGCCGTCAAAGCTGTTGTACGGCTTTTTGGTGCACGTGCAATCGCTTGTTTGATGGAGCAAGGAGGTGCTGACTTTGGTGAAAGGCGTCCAGATATAGGCAAGTGGTGGACTCAAAAGGTAATTGATGAGCAGGGTGAAGGCTGGCCTGACGCCGAAAGCCTTGGGATTTTGATCAAGTCCGCTGAGGTTTGCTCGGTCGGCTTTGATGACGTTGAGCTGGAGGCCGTGTGAAAAGCTTTGAAGCGATCGCCCAAGCGGCCTATCAAGTGTTTCGCACCAACCTACCAGGTGGTGACAGACGCATGCTGGATTGGGATCAATTGAAGGCCGAAACACGTTCCGCCTGGATTGCTGCCAGCCGCAAGATGGCCGAAGAAATCCAGCAAGTGCTCTAGGCACCGCCTATCCCTCAATCAAGCCCCCGCGCAGGAACCATCTGCCGGGGGCTTTCTCATTACTAGATATGAAACAGCACCAAGCCACGCTGCATCTGCCCCTGAAACGCGAGTACTTCGATGCCATCCGTGATGGCAGCAAGCTGGAAGAGTACCGGCTGTGCACGCCGTACTGGGCCAAGCGACTGGAGGGGCGGACATACGGCCGCATCGTTTTGACCATGGGCTACCCATCCAAGGATGACAGCGGCCGCCGCCTGATACGTGCCTGGCGCGGCTATACGGTCAAAGAGAACTTTGTGCACCCGCACTTTGGCCCCAAGCCGGTAACGGTGTTTGCCATCAATGTGGAGCATGCAGCATGACGCCCAAGCAAAAAGCCTATCGCCTAGACCGCATCAAGCTGGTGCACGTGGCCAAGCGCGAGCTGGGCCTGGACGAACCCACGTACCGGGCCATCTTGTTCGCCCAGGGCGGCAATGAGTCGTTGTCGGCCATGTCGCTGGAAGGCATGAACAAGGTGATCGACTATTTCAAGGCACAGGGCTTCAAGCTGCGCAAGGCAGCGGGCGACCGCAAGCAGGCCTCGGGGCCGGATGCCAAGAAGGTGCGGGCGCTGTGGCTGTTTTTGCATGAGCTGGGCGCGGTACGCGACCCGTCAGAGGCGGCGTTGACGGCGTATGTGCAGCGTATTGCGGGCGTGGATGATGTGCAGTGGATGCGCGGCACACGCAAGGTGCCATCGAACCCGGCCAAGCGCCACCAAGACCGCGCCGAGCTGGTGATTGAGACGCTCAAGAAGTGGGCCATGCGCTTTTTGCCCGCCGATATCGTCCGCCTGAAGGATGAGGTGCGCGAACGCCACCAGCAGGGGCTGCTTAGCGCCGAGCAACTGCTGTGCGCCGAGGTGGCCTTTGGCAACGCGCTCAATCCCGAAGTGGGATTTGATCGGCACTATTTAGTCTGGGACAATTTGCGGGTCGCTGTAGGGCGGCCATTTCCCCCACGGAGCAACTGATACCCATGACCACCTTCGTTGACCGCGATTCCAGCATGGCTGTGCGCAGGAATGAGTTCCTGTCGGACTTGCTGGACGTGGCCAAAAAGCACCTAGCGGAGCATATGCCGGATGCGGCGGCCGATTTGGTGGCCAGCTCACTGACCGACCACCTGACCAATGTGTGGGGCGGTCAGAACATCAACTTCCCCAAGGACTACCACTGGAAGCTCAGCAAGCGCGACCAGGAGCTGTATGAGGCATTCAAAGGCCATAACTATGCGGAGCTGGCCAAGCGCTACGACATGCACGAGCGCAGCGTGCGCCGCCTGATCAATCGCATCCGTGCCCGCATGCAGGCTGCGGCTGATGCCCGCAATCACGACCTGTTCAACAACTGATGCTGCAAATTTTGGCCGCCCAAATTTGTTTCAACAGGCGTAAGGGAATTTCAAAGTACCCGTTTCGATAAATTCCCGGCCATTCCACAATGTCCCGGTTATCACACCCCACGGTGTATCTTTATCTCACTCCCATTCACCTTAGGCCGCCTCCAGAGGGGGCGCATCGGGTGCCGTGGTCTTTGGTGCTTATAAAAAAAGAGCCTCCGAAGAGGCTC